TTGTACCCCATTCTTCTCCGGGTGGTTTCTTCGCCGCAGGTGCTTTACCTACTGCCGCTTGTCCGGCTTTTCCTTTAAAAGAATCTTGTGCCGCACCTTGTAATACTTTGTCAATCTCACCTTTTCCTAAAGTGCTACCATCAGGAATAGCATTTAATCTACCTGTTGGCATTTTTTGTGTAGCCATAAAATCTGCTACTTGATCCTTTGTAGGTACTTTAGCATCAGTGCCAGTTTGACCAGCATAGGTTTTCCAAGCTGTATATAGTTCTTTTCCTCTTGCGTCAGCATCTAAACCGCCTTGTACTTGCCCTTGAATACCTTTGGCTCCAACAGCACCAGCAATTTTTGCCCCAGCTTTTTTAACCATTCGTGTTAATGGATTGGCACCAGGTACTTCATCTAGCTGTTTTTCGCCGATAATCTGATGTACTTTCATAATATACTCCCTGTTCAATTATATTTAGCTATAATTCGCAGACATTGGTCATTAAATACTCTTATGCCTCGAACTGTATATAGGGTTATAGAGAAGGTTACTCAGAAACAAGAGTTAATGGATTGTTCTTCAGAATCTGAAGCGTTTGAAGTAATGGGACAATTGGTTGAAGCTAATCCTGAGTCACAATATACTATAGAAGAAGTCGTAGTATACGATAAAGAAGCATTTCGTTACGGAAGAGATCCGGAACTGCATTAAGATCAACTACGTTGATCTGTGTTCTCGCTATCGCTCTAACACATTATTCTCTCAACTGTTTAATTAAGTGCGTAGCACTTTTGCATCATGTAGATAGTTGAGCCATACTTCGCCCGTACCCGGACGAAGCATTTAATAGCCATCATGTGAGATGAGCGTACCATCTTGATAAAGAAGATTGCATAATGCACAGAGGCGGTAACCCTACAACCTCTTACTTCAGCCTTCGCATAGTTACGGACGGTATTAATCCCTATCAAGCGGAATTTTCTACCGTGCTGGTTGCTTTTTACTCAGAGCCAGCATCTTTTAGACCTAAAGTTAGTCTATCCTTGCAACGCACCAGAGTCTAAGTGTCATAATGTACACCTTCAAGGTGAGTCGAGCTATCTCGACCAAACAATGTTGCTTATGTTATTTGCCTTTAAGAGCTTCTTTAAGGATCTTTGATCCGCCTACTCGTACGTTTATAATGCCGTTATAGTATTCATCAGTTTCTAGAACCCTACGATCAAACTGTTCTTTTGCTTCTAGATAACTTGTTACGCCTTTACTTGGACAGTAATGTAATATTTCTCGTGTGTATTTTTGTTTTCCTAGCTTTTCAACATCTTCTAATAACCAATCACTAGAGCCCCAATAGTCTCTCCAGTCACTTTCTATTGTACTTCTTCTTTTGTTTATCCTACCCTTGAGTGGTGGCCGTGTCTTTCTGAATCTAGCTAGTTTTTTGCCTACGTATTTGCGATTGTTGGTTGTATTTGTAATAAGATATACAAATCCTACACAATCTGTGGGTAGTTCTTTAATGATTTTCTTCTTATAAGTCCACTCCATGTAGATACTTAACAAGTATTACAATTCGGACTTCCGTTTCTGGTGGAACTCAGTGTGAGCGTCCATTACTTCTACTCTACGTTTAGAACATAAGCGTCTTATTTCGCTTAACCATCGTCTAGCATCACGTTTTGTACTTTCGCTCTTACGTTTTTCAAAGTTTTCATTAGCTTTATAGTATTCTAAGTATGCTTTTGTTAGTAAGTCGTGTGTATCATCCATTATTGCATAACCTCTACATCATTGTCATAGGAGGTAAAGCCATTTTCTTTAATAACTTTTAATACGTTAGTTACTCTACCCATTAATTCATCTTTATGTGAAATAAGGTATATGTTTTTATTACGTTCTCTACCCATTTTCTTTAATATACTTAAAGAGGATTCAACACCTGCTGTATCCATACCACTATCTATTAGTTCATCAACAAACAGTAAGTTAATATGTTGGTACAAACTTTCCCAAACATCTCTAAATGCAAAACTTAATCCAAGGATTAATCTATTACGTTCACCTCTTGACAAGTTATCAAAGTCTAAGTCTTGACCAAGTTGTGTAATTTCTACGTTTAAGTCATTTAAAAATGTAACAGTATGTGGTAATCCTATTCTATCAAGATAGTAAGTAAGCCTGTTATTTAAGTATGCAAGATTTTGATCAATAATTTTCTTCCTTATAAAGCTATCTTTGTTTGTTAATAGCTTATATAAAAAGTCTTGGTGGTCTTTTAATGACGTTAGTTCATTAAGAATGTCCCAGTTAACTTCTTGTAATGCTGTATGTTTTAGATCATCTATTTGTTCTTGATAAGGATCAGTTTCTTCTTCTTTTTCTGTTAATACTTTCTTTAAGTTTTCAACATTACCTCTATGTTCATAGGCTTCTTTAGCTGTTTCATAAAACGGATTAGGTTTTCTACTTAGATCACCAATGTCTTCTAATTTCTTTTGTACTTTATCTTGCTTATTAGCAATTTCAATCATGTAAGTGTGTGCATCACCATAGTCTGCTTGAATTGAGTTCTTCATTTCTTCAAGTTTCTCGTCATGTAGTTCTTGTCCACAAGCATAGCACTTGGCGTGTTCAAGGTTATCAAGATCACTACCTATCTTTTGTACATTTTTATCTGCTTGTTCTAATGCACGTTCAACAGTTGCTAGTTCTTTTGTAAGATTCTTATGGTGTTTATTAAGGTCAGTCCACTCAGCTAACTTTTCATGGTCTTCTAATTCACTGTCAATATCTAATTGTTCTAATTCACGAATTCCTTTTTGCAGTTTAACACAAGTCTCTTTGTTTTGTGCTATCCAAGCCTTACGTCTACTTTGTAAGCGTTCAATGTTTTCTTTAATTTTTTCATTACTATCTTGAACTGCGGTTAGTCTTGCATTTTCTTCAGTGGTTCTATCTCTATTAATACGCATTTGCTCACGTAATAGTTCTGCTTTTTCAGATAGTATAGTAATACCTAATAATTGTTCTATAATAGCACGTTGATCATTGTTCTTCATTGCTAAGAATGGTTCAGTATATGTGTTCAATGCCAGTATATGCTTAAACATATTATGACTCATACCTAGTAATGTATTAATGTCTTGTTGTGTTTTACGAGAATCACCTTGACTCTCATCAGTTATTTCTTGATCTTCGTTATTAATAGAGAATTTTAGTAAATTAGGTTTACGTCCTCGCTCAATATGGTATTTTTCTCCGTTTTTTTCAAAACTTAAAGTAACTAACATACCTTTGTTGTTAGTTTTGTTTACTAAATTATCACGTCTAATGTTTGTAAGGGCTTGACCAAACAATGCATAACTTAAAGCATTGATTATTGTTGTTTTACCTGTACCATTACGTGATCCAGCATCGTCTCCACCTTGATCTAAGTTTTCACCTAAAACAAGAGTTAGTTGATCTATATTAAAGTTAATTGCTTGTGTAGTATTACCTACACTCATAAAGTTTTTAACAGTTATGTCTTGTATTTTAATCATCTTGCCCTAGCTTGTTATAAATGTTAAGTAATTTTGCTTTATCGTAGTTGTCTGACTCAATAGCTTGGATTTCTTTAGCAACAATTTGGTCAACACTTTCAAATTTTGTAATATCAATGTCGGTATTAATCTCATCATCTTTATTATTTGGTATAAGTGTAATTTCTCTGCACTTATATTCATTAATAAATGTTTCTTTTATGAAACTTGCTTCTTCATATGATATCGGTAAGTCTAATGTAACACGCAAATACATCTTTGGTTTAATTAATGTATCTTTTTCATCTAATAAGCGTGATAGTTTAACCGTGCGATACTTGGGACAATTCCACCAGTTAAGATATTCAGGAGCGCCGCCGTGCTCAAATATCATCATACCGCGTTCATCGTCCCAAGTATCAGCATAGTTGTGAGGTAATGCATTACCTATATAATTGATACAGCCTTTAACTTGTCTTTTATGGAAGTGTCCGGAGAACACATAGTCTTGATTTTTAAAATGATCAGGTTGGAGTTCGCCAGTGTCAGGCATTTGCACCATAGCGTTCATATAAAACGTTGGTAATTCAAAGTGACCGAATATATATTTGCTTTTAATCTTTGAAATCTGTTTCCATTCGTCACCAACAAGCCAAGGTATTAAAGTAGTATCACCTTTTGTTGTAATTTTGTTAATAATAGTAATGCCAGGAATGTGTTTACCAAACTCTATGGAATGAATATCACGTTTATCTTTATAGTATAAGTCGTGATTACCAGGAAAGAAGTAAAAATTGTCAAATGCTTTCCCAAGTTTTTCTAAACTTCGGATAGTAGCGTCCATGGTAGTAATGTTTAAGCTATTTCTATTGTGATGCCAGTCACCCATAAAGATACCGGTTTCACAATTATGTTCTTTAGCTTGGTCAATATACCAATCTATAAATTCTTCACAATCATCATTGTGTACTTTGCTGTTTGACTTTAATCCAAAGTGTATATCCGTAAAGACGGCGGCCTTTTTAAACATTTACTTTTCTTTTACCTTTTTTTCGGGTGCTTTATAATTTTTATTATGTTCTTTCATTTCTCGTTCCCACGCTCCTTGGTTTTGTCGAGTAAATGATGGGTTCATATGATTCATTTCTAAAATATCGTCCCTAATGTTTTGATTGCGTTTTTCAATGTTAATAATTCTAACAAATGAGTTTGTAACTGCGGCAGTATAGTATGCAAATGGATTGTTTGATTTAGATTCGTCAAATTGTAAGCCTATTTGTGCAAGTTGTAAAATTGCTTGTCCTTTCATTTCATCATTATACGTATATCCTCTAACATTGCCTCTAGTTGCGTATCGTTCACATAACTTCATCCACATCATAGCAAGTTTATTAGTTGCTTGACCACAGCCTTTATCATAATAACCGTTTTCCATACCTCCAACCCAATGACTTTTGCCAACAACTTGAAGTTGGCCTTCTTCATTAAACTTATAATGTTGGAATGGTGGGAAATTTAGTTTTTCTTTAGTATCAGCAATAGTTTTAGGTTTCTTTTTGCGTCCTTTGTCATCAGGTATATGATCAAACATCATTACCCTAAAAATTACGTCTTCTTTGTTTATTTTTCTATAGTCTATATCACATTCTGATTGTTTTATTTTTTCACCGTCAGCTTTGCGTCGTTCATAGTCTTTTTGACCTATGCGTTTAGCTCTAGCTCGCTTGGCTTCTGCGGTTGTACGTATATTAATCTTATCAATGCTCGGTAAAATTACATCAAATTGATCGTACCCCTCATCTGTGTAGCTAGAAAATGTGTTTTTTGATTTGTGGATCTCTGCTAGTAGATCTCTGTTGTTTAAATAGTTTACTTTCCTCATGAAATTCTCCATAGTAATAACTTATTATAAACTATACACTTAATAAAGTCAACTAAATACTTGTAGGAGTATAGCCAAATGGTAGGTTTTGTACAAAATGTAGCTAATAAAATACAAGGTGGATTTGATGCTGTAAATGAATTTGTAGCACCAAATTTAAAAAATTTAGAACCCGGAATTCGAAAAGCCCAAACGTGGGCTGAAGATATTACAAGTTCTAAGGCCTTTATGAAGGAAACCCGGAAGAAGAATCTACCGGACGGGGTATTTGGTCCTGTTAAATCAGCGGCTGTAGGAAGTTTTCCTAAAGCCCAAGAACAAGACTGGCGAGTGCGTTTAAGTATTCC